GAGGATGATAATATTGCAATAAGTGGTATGCCTTTTACTTCTAAAAATACGACAAATTTAAGGTCAGTATTTCCAGTTATAGTAAAAGGTTCTTCCCTTGTTACTGATGATGTAATTAACGGAACTATTATACCAAATGGAACACTATTATATCTTCAAGGAGCTAACAGTAATGAAGAAGGCAATATGGGTGATGATTTTGGTGAAAATGATAATATGGAAGTATTTATTTCTGGTACTTTTATTGTAGAATAAGTCTTAATTGGATAATTAAGTGGAACTAATAAGGAGTTAAAATGGCTTTAGAAAAGAAAAAAACATACGATTATGAAGTGCGTGGAGAATACAAATGTATTCAAGAGCGTTGTAAAACATCTATTGAGGAAGATGGTGTAGAAATATCATTTTCATATCATAGAAAGGCATTTATGCCAGATGCAGATGTAAGTGCTGAGTCTGATGAATTAAAGGCAATGGCAAATGCACTGTGGACAGATGACATTAAAAAAGCGTATGAGGATAGTAAACCTGAACCAGAAGAAGAATCTGGAGAATAATATGTGTAAATGCTGTAAATGTAAAGATTGTAATTGTTAACTAAACAAGGAGTCAATAATGGCTAAAGAAAAAAAAGAAAAGCCAGTTATTAATCTTGATGGTGTAGAGTATATCATTGAGGATTTAACTGACGAACAGAAGATGATGGTAAATCATATAAACGACATACAAAACAAACAAGCATCTAATGGTTTTATTGCAGACCAACTTAGAGTAGGTCACGATGCGTTTGTTAATATGTTGAAACAATCATTAGAATCTGAAGAAGAGGTTAAAGAAGACTAATGCTTATAAGGAAAAGTTCTCAGGGTCATTACTTGCGCCTTTACAGGAATACAACTCCCGGTGCTATTAGAACGAAAAAATACCCAGATGGTACGACTGAGACCCTGACTTATCCTTCTAGGTATAAATACTTTCTAGTATTAGATGGTGAAGTAATTAAACGTAGTGATAGTTGGGGTACTATAGAACAAGCATATGTAGATGAGTGTGATTCTAGGCATGGTGGAGGTACTGGTAGAATGATTATAGGAAAACACAAATTAGAAAATAATGTGATTAAGACTTTATGAATAAAATAATAAAACAGATAAAATATGGAGGATTTAAAGTTGTTAGTACGAGTTATGACGTGCCTGTTTCTTATGAATATATTAGGATGCAGTCAGGGTTGGAGCGTAGGAGGGATTCAGATAACTCCGCAAGATACAGTTATAAATACAGCATTTATAGAAATAATGTCTCATGATAGTATTCAACATTGGTATGCCAATAAAGTTTACAATGGTGAAAATTGGTGTCATTTGCATGATGAATGGGAATACGTTGAGGTGAAATGAGTGGAAAACCGAATACCGCTAGAAGTTATAGGACTACTATTCTTGATGATAACGCCATTGTTAGTATTAATCTTAAATGGTTGGCTCAAGGACTTGTATTGGTTGCAGGGTTGGTATATGGATATTTACAAATTGAAGGAAGAATCAAAGCATTGGAAAATAAAGTGGCAACTGCTGATGAGCAAATTGAAAACTTACTTAGCAAACATATTGTTGAAGAAAAAGCTGAAAGAGAAGAATTAGCACAGAAGGTAGCATTTTACGAAAAGGAATTAAACTTAAACCCATTTAGTTGGGGCAAAAAAAAGAAGAAATAAAATGGATTTTATAGCATTATATGGCGAAGCGGGAATGATAGGAGTAGTGGGTGCTATGTTTGTATATTTAGTTGTGTCTATGTCCAATAAATCAGCTAGGCAACAAGAAGAATTAGAAGCGTTAAAAGTAGAAAATAGAGGTCAATCAGAAACTTTAGAAAACATGGAAGGAATGATTATAAAGTTAATTGCTAGATGGAATCAATCTGATGATAAGTTAGATAGAAAATTTGATGCTCTTACAAAAGAAATAAATGATTTAGATAATCAAGTATCTAGAATAGATGGTTCATTAAGTAGGATAAATGGGAAACACTAATGCATAAATTAATGGATATATACAATGCTCAGTATAAACAAGAAGAGAAACCTTTGCTTGTTGAAATGCCACAGATAGCCTCTTTATTAAAACATCTTGATTTATTATATTCAGTTGTGCTAAAAAAACAAATGGAAAATGAAATGCAACAAGATACAATACAGTATTATAATTCTGGACAAGGTTCTAAGTCACAAGCAGATAGTGTAAACTGATGGATAGTCTTAAGGTTACTGGATTAAGTGCAAGTCTAGGCGTTGTTTACTGGACCGATTTATTGTCTGGTGTACTTATGTGTATTATGTTTGCAGTACAGATTTACTATTTATATTTAAAAACAAAAAAGATAAAGGAAAGTTAATATGTTAGCAAAACTAATAGCAGATGACTTATTGTCAGATGAAAACGGAGCAGAGGTAATCGCTGAGATTAATAAAGCAGTTGATATACCTATCATCTCTGAAAAAACAGAACAAAAAATACTTGAGGCACTTTGGAAAGTAATCAAAGGTGTACTACTCAAGAAGATTGGTGCATAATGCCAGCAGCTAAGAAACAAGCAAAAAAACAACCTTCGGTAACTGAAAAACATATTGAGTTCATTTACGGAGAGTTGGAAGAACTAAGAAATAAACTTGAAAAAGTAATGAGTAGAATGGGATTATAGTATGGCTATAAAGAAAATGTTATCATCAGCTAAGTGTAGACTTCAAGGTAAGTCTTACGACCCAAAAGCAGATAAATGCATTGATAAAGTAAAAAAGAAAAAACAATCTAAAGAGGCTTCTATGTCTCCAGAAGAGTTTACTAAATATAGATTAAACAGGATGAAGAAGGGAACTCTTTCTACTAAACCAAAGGGAATGTAATGTCTAAGGGTAAGATGCCAGCAAAAAATAAGAAGAACTTTCGGTCCACTAAATCTGGAGCGGGAATGACTCGTGCTGGTGTAGCTGCTTATAGAAGAATGAATCCCGGTTCTAAATTAAAAACCGCTGTAACAGGAAAGGTGAAGCCTGGTAGTAAGTCTGCAAAAAGAAGAAAGTCTTATTGTAGTAGGTCTGCTGGGCAAATGAGAATGCATGGTATTAACTGTTCTAAAACACCTGACAAAAGAATCTGTGCAGCTAGAAGAAGGTGGAAGTGTTAAATGTCTAAGAAAGATGCGTGTTATCATAAAGTGAGAGCAAGATACAAAGTGTGGCCTTCAGCTTATGCTTCTGGAGCATTAGTTAGATGTCGTAAAGTAGGAGCTGCTAATTGGGGCAACTCAAGTAAAAAGAAAAAGAAGTAATGGCCAAAGAAGGACTACGAAAATGGTTTTCAAGAAATCAAGGAAAAGGCTGGGTTGATTGCAAAACAGGAAAGCCCTGTGGGAGACGAAAAGGTGAAAAGAGAAAGGGATACCCAGCCTGCAGACCTACAATGGCACAATGCACATCAGCGATGAAAAAGAAAACAAGTAGTAAAAGGATAAGTTGGAAGTAATGGCAGACGTATTTGGATTATCAGATGTAGCAGCTCCAGACACAGGAAGAGGTGGTGCAACAAAATTAAAAACTGGCGGAATGATAAGGAAGTATAATATGAAAGGTAAAATGAAATGTAAAGTAGGTCAAGTCTACGATATGAAACTTAAAAGATGTGTAACAAAAAAAGCAGACCTTAATAAAGATGGTAAACTATCTGGTTACGAAAGTAAAAGGTCAGTTGCAATTCAAAAATCAATGAAAGGAGGCAAATAATGCCAAGTCCAATGAAATGTAAAACAATGGTAGGACCGGGAAAAAAGTATAAAACCATGTCCGAATGTCTAAGTTATGGTGGTAAAAAGATGGGCAAGATGGGTAAGATGAAAAAGAAAGCGGGTATGAAACCATCTAGAGGAATGGGTGGTTACTAATGCCAAGTAGAGCAAAGTGCAAGACAATGGTCGGGCCAGGAAAAAAATACAAGAGCATGGCTGATTGTATGAGTTATGGTGGAAAGAAAATGGGTAAACCACAGAAAGCTGGAACTTCTGCAAAAGAAGAACAGAATAGAGTTGGAATGGCTGTTGGTAAATCCCAAAATGTTAGAATGAAAAACAGACTCAAAAGACAAGCAATGAGTGGCCCTAAAGGTTCTTAATGGGTAAGAAAATAAACATAGACCTTTTCTCTAATGATGTAGGTTTTGGAGACACAATTAGTAGAACAATCAAAACAATTACTAGAGGCAAAGTAAAGGAGTGTGGAGGATGCAAAAAGCGTCGAGATATATTGAACAAGATGATTCCGTACAGGAATTCAACGAATCGGAATTAAGTATAAGAAACGGAGGAGCCATAAAAGGTTCTGAAGGTGGTCTTAGACTAGATGTATTTGACCATGATGCAAACTCTGAAATAGATTTTTCGGAAGACGACTGTTCACTTTGTGAACTACT